TACTACCTCTTCTTCTTTATTAAGGCCCTTTTCCTTTTTTCCGCTTAGTATTTGTCCAGCTTTACTTTCTAACTTGTTTGTTGTAACACTTTCTATTGCGCCAGATACTGGACCGGTTACAGAATTTAATAGCTTAGAAGGAGAATATTTTTCGATAGCTTTACCTACTGCAGTCTTTCCTGCAAGATTCTCTAATTTATTTGTGGTAACGCTTTCAATTGCGCTTGACACTTTTCCAAGAGCACCAGTAACTGATTTAAGTATACCGAATACCCCTTTGCCCTTTTTTGTAGGTTCTTCCTCTTCGCTTAACTCAACCTCTTTGTTTTTTGGAGCAGTCGGTGCCTCGACCTCTGCCTTAAGTCCTTTACTCTTAACTTCACCAAATTCTTTAACCTCAGGCGCTGCTTCAACTCCTTCCGGTGTAGCAACTTCATTTTCTGGATTTTCTTCAGGCGGTGCAGCCTCGGCGCCAGGCGCTTCGACTACTGGAGTTCCTGCCGGAAGTCCAACCGATCCTCCCTCTGGTTCGACGACCGGAGTTCCAGTGGGAAGGCCTACCGCGGCTTCTCCAGAATTTTCAGAAGCTGCTGTGCCTGCTTCGGTAGTATTGCCTGCTGTACCAGTATTAGCAGCAGCCCCTGTTTCAGTTGCACCAGGATTGAGTTCAGTTTGGGTCTTTTGCAGAGTCCCGCCTTCCTTATTAGGGAGCTCGGCGCCGGCCTCTTCTGGAAATATCTTTTTATAATTTTCAGATCCAGGAGCCCAGTCAGCCGGCCATTGAATACCTTCATTTGTTTTATATAAGGCCTTTTGCTGAACTGCAGCTTTAAGTTTAAGCAACTCGACATCGTTGGCAGTTATTGTTTTTTTTACAGACAGCAAATCCTCTTCTACCTTTTCCTTAGTTTTTGTTTTCCATGCCTCCAAAAAGGGTACTTCTCCATTTTTAGGTGGACCTATTGCTTTAAGTTCAGCAATTAATTCAGGAGATGCTGTAATAACAGCTTTGACCGCGATTGGCGGAGCTGCTGGTATTATTGGAGTCCCAGCCGGCGCCGCCGTAGACGCAGTTGATGTGGTTCCAGTCGGTGCGACTGGCTGTGAACTTTGTGCCTTTGTGCCTGAATTTTCAATTGGACTAGTTGTAGCAAGCGGCTTTTTCACAACAGCGCTTTCGGCAGAAGCGTTTGGTTCAAGGACTATGCCGTTTGCCTCCATTACTTGCCTGGTTTGATACCGCTTCATTAAAGAGAGCCTAGTCTGTATTATCTTAGCCTCTGGAAAACCTTTTGAACTAGCCGCAGCCCACTCTATACCAGTGTCAGTAACAATTTTCTTGTAATCTGCCTTTGGGTCGTATGGAATTTTTAGGCTTAATGCCTCAATCTTAGCGTCTTCTTCGGATTTTACTGGAGCAGCAGGTTTCTCTTCTGTCTTTTCTTCTTTCTTTTCAGCAGGAGGTGGAGTTTTTATTTTATTGAGAATAGCAGGCAGTTGTGCCATTACCTCAGAGTCACCACTATTATTTCGAGTAAAGCCTAGGTCTGATGCAAGCTTTACCGTGTATGCGTCTTTTATCGTGCGTAATTCTTCAAAAGAAAGTTTTGCTAGTTCTTTATTATCAAAGTCTTCACCATCAAATTCGGTTTCATTTTGATTTTTAAATTTTTCACGAAACATCTTATTTAGAGTTTCCAGGTCTACTCCATACAGAGATTTAAGTTCAGACTCAGTTTTAGTATCAGCCGCGTAGTCTCCTATAAATTTAAAAAGTTCATTACCAGAAGTAGTCGATATTCTATTTGAAATTCCACTGGCATCTTTAACCGTTCGAGCAGCCAATGCCTCATTAGCTGCAGCATTTCCTTCCGGAGGCGCCTTGTACAAACCAAAGGTGGTTGGGAAAACATACATACGCACTGCAAGGTTTCTAGCTACCTCTACTGCAGAAGGCGGCAGTGCAGATAATACTGGATCTGCTGCTATTCCAGCTTTCACAGCGGCGTTATATATGGCAAGTTGTTCAGATTCAGTCACTAGTTAAGTGGTTATATTTAATATTATCCTAGATTAGTATTATTTATTGAACTTTTCTTGGAAAAGTCATTAGCCTAGCCTTCCTGGCATATTAACAGGGCCTTCCTCTAATTCTGCCAAGATTTCAGCATTACGTTTTTTAATCTTTTGATTAATTACTGTGAGATAAATTGAATACTCGAAGAACGGTAGATTATACAATTCTGATAAGGGCTGATTAAGCTTCACGGCCATAAACTCGTTTGTCTCAAACAAGTTGACTAAATCCATCTGGAATAAGGAAAAGATCTTTGACTGTGAAGCTGGAGTCCAAAAAAATCCGGGAGTCTATTTTTGAACTGCAGTTAGGACAAGTATGTTTAAGAGTCTGTCGCATCGACCTTTGCATAACATCAGCAAATCTAGAAATAAATGTAAATTTATTAATATGCCAAGTTAGAGTCTCTTCGTTTAGTGCATTAAAAACATCAACTGAGAGAATTTCCCAATTTCCTATTAAGTAGGGTACCATTTTAACAAAGATCGGGTCTACTGTTCGGCCCTGTTCTCTCTCAGATAAAATTATATCTCTTAATTTGCCAATGGTACCTAATGTAGGTAAAAAAAGCTTAAATTTAGTATTTAATTTTTGGGAATCAACTAGGTAACAGCGGTCTTCTCTTGAATAAAATTCGGCCAAATCTTCTGGTAAATCAAAGTCACTTAACATAGAGCTTTGGATTGGAATGAGCTCAGAATATGCGGGTTCAGTGCACTCGCACTCAAATCTATGAGGTAGAGTATTTTCACCATTAGGAAAGGTGAACTCTTGGATCTTCATAATTATAAAAAATCGGTCAATTTCTAGTACTTCTTTCCAACTAGTCTCAGATCCTCCAATTCTTACCTTAGCACATCTTTCTAACACATAGTTTAGCTGATCGTCGACCGATAACATATCGTTTTCGTCAATGGTTGACCAGTGTCTAACCTCAGCGACAGTCGCAGATCGTATTGCCAGTTCAAATCCATTTACATAGAACTGACCTTTACTTGGTAGGATTTGAATTGGTATATTCTTCCATCCTAATTCGTTTGGTTGTGATATTTTTGGAGTTGGTGTCTTTACGGGTTCCTCGAAATCAGGTAATTCGATCTCAGAATTCTTGCCGTACTTTTTGTCCAGGGAATCTAAATATTCCTGGGCCTTGATGGGATCGATGTCTTGCATACGATTTTTGGCCTTTTATTCTTGTATTAAAAACTGCATGAAAGTTTTTGCATGAAGAGAGTTAGACTCATTGATCTGGTCTAGTGTCGCTGGATATACTTCAACTTTACGATTAGTCTCAGTATCTCTAATAAATGCCCTAATTATTTGGTGCTTGCGGTCTAGTGCAAATCCTAAAAATCTACCAAAGACTTTGCCGTCTGATTTTTTATCAAACTGGGCATTTACCTCAACTCCACTGAGTCTTTTACCAGGTCTAAACTTTTGATTTAGATCATTTACTAATTCATCAAACTCTGTTAGATTTGAAGTTTGAGGTCTTGATAGATCCCTTAGCGGTAGCATTTTAATCGTAATGCCTGGGGTAAAGTTAGACTGCGAGGCAACAAAACCAAAGTCGCCTCTTCCTTGAAAAGGAATTTGGCTTACAAAGCTGTTTTTTTGGCCGTATGACATCACTGGTCTCATTAGCAATTACAATTATTTGGGTTGGTATCAGTTTTTGTTTTAATTAGCATTACGGTTAGTTTAACACTAAAGGTATTGCTTGGGTTAGTTACATACATCGTATTAATAAGCTTACGTGGATCAGTTGCTGCTTGCGGTGCAAAGTGCATAAAATATTCTCCTACCGGCATGGCACAAGAATCTGCTAATTCATAGGCAGTGTTTAGAGTATCGTATTCCAGAGTAATTGAAAAATCTGCAGGATTGGTTTCAGCGCCAGTTTCATCAGTTGCTGGATACTTGACTGCCATCATAATACCCTTAACGTATGTTTTGCTTGTATTAAGAGTAGTTAGGCCGACTAGATTATTATTAATTAATTCAACGGTCTCGCCTTGACAAAGTTCTATTGTTAGCATCGAATAACCGTCGACCGGGTATGCCATCGTTTTAAACTCGCTAAACCCAGCAGAACTTGTCCCGCTGCTGCCTGTTACAGAAAAAACTCCATTTTCTAATCCTAATCCAGGTTTAACTGGAGTAGAAGAACAGAGAGTAGAAGTCGCCGTGCTTACTCTAGAGTAAGTTGGATCGCCTTGATATTTAATATAGGACATGGGCCTTTGTTCTTTTTATTATTTACCTCAAAACTTTCTCTACAATCCCCTTGAGACCTTTTCATCGGCTGAAATGGGTCTATTTTGAGTAGCCTGCTTAGGCTCTCCGTAAACCAGATCTGAGTCTTGATTAGCCGGTTCTGACTGAATCTCTTGTGGTAGGGTAGGCTCTTCTATTGGGTCTTGTGATACATTTTCCTCTGAATAAGTATTAGCCTGCTCTTCTGGCTGAGGCTTAATATAATCTACTAGTGATTTGATAAAGCCAAGAGCAACAATCGGCAAGATTGCCCCTGATAAAATGGCTAGCATCCTCTTTTGGTATATAAGCTCTTCCTCTTGAAGGCCAAATAGTTCAACCCAACCTGTAAAATCGTGTAGGTGAGTGTATGCATAATAGGTATTGCCCATTGCCTGCATTAGAGTAAGAATAATAAAGAGCGCCCATACTACAACTTTATTCATTTTGTCTAATACCATTAAGGAGGCAAGAGACGCAGCTGCCCCAACTTCAAAGCCAATTGCAAGAGAAACTGCAAGCCAGCTTGGGTTAGACAGGCTAAAGAAGGAGATTACGTGAATTGTTGAAATGACTGAAACGAGTAGATAAAGAGTAACAAACGAACCTATTATAAAATAATGAGCTCTTGTGTTCTTCATTAATGCTGACTATTTTTTTCAAGATTAGATATCTCAATATCGATCTGGGACTGACGTGTTACATCTAGCATTTTTCGGTCAGTAGACTGGATCATACGCTTTTCAGACTTAAGACCTTCTATCTGGATCATGGTCTTTACTTGTTGAGTATTTGGTATGGAATCCAGTTCATTAATATGTTTTTTAACCTTGGTTAGATCAGAATTAATACTGCATGTTTTAAGATATACCAAAAACACTAGTACAAATATGCATTTTACGCCGTGGTCTGCAAAAAATTGATTTAATTTTTTCATAAAATCTTATTATTTAGATAGTTATTTATTTAGAATTTATTAGATGGAATAATCTGGAGTAATCCACCTGACCCAGGAGAGGAACTGCTATCTTAGCAATAACTAGAGTAGCAATAGTCAAATATGTCAAAATATACGCGACCTTACGGGCAGAGATGGTCTTACTGTCGTACTCCATCCATATAATATATGCATAGACGTCTGCTGTTTTTATTCGCTCAAATCCAGTCTTAATAAAATCAATTAGCCCTAATTTTGCAATTGGATCATTATAGAGAGCCAGGGATTCCCTAACCTGCATTAATTCAAAGTTTGGTAAGTCTTCTGCATTAAGCAAGACCTCAGGCTGTAAATTTTTAACATAGTATAGCTTGCCTACTGAAGTTCGACGTAGGCCTAACTTTGAAAGTTCACCGCTTTTTTCTAATTCTTTAGTTATCTTTATGTACTTATTAAAGTTAAGAAGATCTTTAATTAAAAGTAGTATGGACTTTACAAAGTAGACAGGATTTAAGTATTTCATTAGAATAGATCTTTAATTTTTTCCTTTAGGGTTGGATTGGCCTCGAGTACAGTATCTTTTAATATTTTACGGGCCTTTCTGATTTTGGTTTTAACCGTGTTTAAATTCATTGAATATTTATCGGCTATGTCTGAGCCTTTCATTCGATGGATCTCTTTATCAATTAATATAGATTTTTCAAGAGACTCTGGCATTCTTTCAATAGCAGTCATTGTAGCAAGGTACAGAGACTCTAGTGACTTTTCTTTTTCGTGTGATTCAGATGACGTATCAACCAGTCGAATAGAATTACTAATTTTATCCAGTTCAGTGGAAGCCTGCTGTTTTAATTTATGTATGTGCAACAGCGACTCGTTTCTAGCAATAGTGTAGATCCACGTGGTAAATCGATATTTAACATTATAGCTGGATATCGATTTAAATATTTTAAAAAATGTATTGTGCAAGACCTCTTCTGTCTCCTCAGTATTATTAAAAAACTTCCAAATAAAATACTTTAGTTTTGGCTCAATTATTCTAGCCAATCGATTACGGTCCCTCTCGGTGCCTTGGCCGGAAACTATTAACTCTGCAAGATCTTGCATTTCATTGTTTAGCCTCTTATTTAAATCTTCAAATCCAGTCTGCTGTTTAGTTTTAATCATATAGTTTATTATATTAAATAATAGTTAGAATTGGCAAAATATTTTGCTAGAATAAAAATATACTTAGTTAGATTAAATTATAGCACCTATTTGGATTATTGAACTTTATTTATAGTCTTCCACTGTTCGTATTTTTCGGTTATTAGTCTAACTATCTTATGCCTCATATTATCTTCATCACCAAACTGGTGGATTGCAGTGCCTTCTATGTCACCAAGCATATCAATAAATTTAGGCAGTGCCACCTTGTCTTTAGATATATCGTACTGACTAACGTCTCCGCAAATTAATATTTTGGAGTTTTTACCCATTCTGGTAATAAACAGCATTAATTGCTTAAAGTCTGCATTTTGAGCTTCATCTAACACCATTAATGCATCATCAAAAGTCGCTCCTCTCATATAGGCAAGAGGTCTAAATTCAATAAGACCGTCCCCTTCCAACTTAGCCAGATTTTCCCAACCTACAATTTTTTGCAAATTGGTTCTATAACTTTCCATAAATGGATCAATCTTTTCTGCAACATTACCTGGAAGATATCCTAATTTTTCGCCAGACTCTTGAATAGGTTTAGTTAAGATAATCTTATTAATCTTATCTGCTAGATGCAGTTTTAAGGATGCATAACAAGCAACAAAGGTTTTACTAGTTCCAGCAGGACCATAGCAAAAGGTAACATCGTTGTTTAGTATTTTTTCAAGATAAATCTTTTGACTTGGATTAAGAGCAATTTGCTTTAAACTTTCGTTGATGCTTGAGCCCTTTGGGCTAGCTGATCTTTTCTTTGTTGATTTTTGCATTTACTTTTTTGATTTTTTAGTTTTTGTGATCTTCTTTATTAGTGAGACGCACTCTTGGCACATCTCGTAATCTTCAATTCTTTCAAAATATTTCTTGGCCTTTTCTAACGCATCTTCCCAATCTGGCTTTGCAACAAAGGTATCAAATTCAGTTTCGGCAACCTTTACTCTAGATATTTCAGCCACTTTAGATCTAGACGAAATTGCATTACGAATAGCCTCAACTGTTCTTCTAAAAATAACGTCTCGGTCTTTATCTAAATTAAACTTTGTCATTGGTTTAAATTATTTTTGATCTCCATAAAATTTTGAGAGGGCACCTCTATATTCATCTAAATAGTTTTGATCAAATACTTGTCTTTGCCCTGGCTTTTTAACTACTGGCGTATCATTTAAATATCCTATTAAGTCTCCACTTATTTTAGAATTTCCATCTAATTGACTAAAGCTCAATATTTTTTCTTGTACTTCCTTTTTATACTCTGGACTCTGCCTTTCCCAAACTTCTGTTGCCAATTCTATAAAACTTGGAGAATCAAAAAAGGCAGCTGTATTTACGCAGGTCATTGCCAAATCATCGTTACCGCTTTGGCTCCGGTATGTGCCATTACTTGATCTACCAAAGGATCCTAACTCCATCACAGTTTTTGTTTCATTGGGCAAGATCTTATTGACATTAACATGATACTTAAATCGCTCACAGAATTTTATCTTGTTTGTAACGTTAAGCTTAAGGCCAGCCTTTAGTAGCTTGGTAGCTTCAGTATGTTTTGAGTGAATTAGGATTCCGGGCCAATATTGTTCGTTATCTGAAACTTTATTTAGGATAAATTCGCCCTTATGGTTTATTTCAATTAAGACTCTAATTTGCTCGTGATTAAAGAGGGTATACATTAAATACTCTAAAACTTGAGAATACTCATTTATTGTTATTTTATTACTGCGCCAGCTTGCAACTTGCACTAGTGAAATTGTATCTAATTCATTTCTCACCAGAGTCTTTATTGGTTCTAAAGTTTTTACAGGTAGAGCTGCTGCTTTAAATATATTAATTACTGAAAAGTCCTTGCCTGCGCCGTCTGCAGTATCTACTGAAAAGATATAATAATCTGGAGAGTTTTTAAAATCACTCTCGTTCCAGTCCTTTAGGTTTGGGTGAACCCATAGGTTATCCTGCATAAGAGGTTCAATATCCTCTGAAAATTGCACTCTTTCTGGGATATGGTATTTGGTTGCAATCTGAAATAGTTTTTTAAGGTCCTTTGATGATAAGAGCAGCCTATCTGATGAGAAAAACTGTAGCCCATATTCCTGATTAAAGTCTTCCTCTGATCCCATATTTGCGATAGTTTCTGCCTTCCATTTGTCATCTCTGCCTGGAACCTGCCACCAGTCAACCCTTAATGGAGTGTACGTATTAAGTCCATTAAGAGCATCCATATAGATTTCATAAAATCTATTCATGCCGTTAGTGGTTGAAGTAATAATAATCTTTGATGTAGTCGAGGCCGAAATGGTTGGATAAATTGCTCGATAAAAGAAGTCCA